TAAGTACACAACCTCTTTTTCTATCTGTAAAGTATTTTCTATATCCATATACAGCAAAACTAAATGGATCTTTAGATATACCATATTCTCCAGCATAAGGAACTATTTGACCTATGACTAAGTTAGCGCTAGTAACTGCTGCATTACCTTCAGCAGAATAAATAGCATCTTTATCAATTAATGCTTTACTAACCTTGTCTTCCTGGAAAATTATTAAATTTGTATCTTCTGCATACAACTTTTGTATACTACCATTTGCAGGATCAACACTTCGTGTTATATCTTCACCTACAGAAAATTGATTTGTATTGTTTACACCTGTTCTAGAGTTATATATACCCGAATATATTAAGGTATTAAATCTATGTTGTTGTAATGGATCTTCTTCATCTAAATAAGCTTTAACCCCAAAATCAACTGTAGTATTATTAAAACCACCTCTAATTCTAGATTCTTCTATATACCAATCATTTGTTATATCTGCTGGATAATCATAAGGCACATTTTCATATGGTTCATCAATAGCAGGGTTTTTATCTACTACAGTTTCTAATTTCTTTAATAAAAAAGTATTGAAATATTTAACCTCTAATGTCGCGCCCATAGTTTATTATTACTTATTTTAACATGTACTTACAACTGTTATTTTACCATCATTGCCGGCAATTACAAAATATTTTCTATTACCATTACCTGTTGATCCACAGTCATAAGAATAATAGCCAGCCAAAGCCAACGAAGAGCTTGCCCCGTTAGGTCCAGTCCTTATTATATCATTTACTGTTGGAGTACCACTTGTTTGATTGTAATATGTAACTGTTCCACAAGTTGCATTCAATGCTCCATTAAAATTACAACTTTGATTAAATACACCTGGTTGAGAAGCTGTAAAAACATTACCTATAACAGAAGAATTTACAACAACTTGTTGTACAACAATTCTATTTAATGAGCCGGTAGCCAAGTCAACGCCATTGTACGCATCTTCTAATTTTATATTTAAGTTATGTGTGCCTGCTGTTTGTGCACCGCTTACAACTTTTGATAATACACCTGTGGAAGCATCGATACTAAAATAATTATTTGCATTACCTCCACTAATACTCCATTTAAGATTTTGTAATTTCAAAGTAGAATTAACAGCTCCATTTTCTCCTGTTATAGTAGCTAATGTTCCTGTAAATGCATCATTAATACCTGTAATAGCAGGTAATGTATTATTAGTGTTTATTGTAGGTTGAACATTTTGTAGTTCAATATTTATAGATAATGGAGAAGAAACAGTTCCACTTGCTAAATTTGTTATAATACCTGTTATTTCATATTTTCTAATATTTGAGGTATAGTTAAAAACAAAATCATCATTAGCTTTTCCAAAACTATATAAATGAGGATCACCACCTGTACCAGCGCCGCTTCTAGTGAAATTAAAATTACTTGTTACAGTATTACCTGCTTCGTCTGTAACAGCAAATTGGGTTAACTCGGTATTTATTAAATTTGATGCAGCTGAATCTACCGGCGATAATCCAGTTATAAAGTTACCTGTTGAAGCCTCTGTAAAATTATTAGAATTATAAGACGACCAACCTACAGCACCATCAAAGTCTGATAAGATAGCATCGTTTAATTCTGATATTAATCCTACCGTGGATGTTTCCCAAAATATATCCAACAAAGATTCTTGCGGCTCTGTTTCATATATAGCTAAAAATGGCTTCATTGTTGCCGTGGGTAAACCAATAGCTGCTGTAGTATCTATTCTTGCTATTAAAGGATTACTATCTAATTGATATAAGTTCGTAACACCTCCAGATGTTGGATCAGCGGGTAAAGCTGGATTAGCACTTAAAGTTTCATATTCCATATTAGAATCGTCTGCAGTTGCAATACTAATCACTGTATCACTTAAAATTCCAGGATAAAATTGTTGATTTTGATCAACATCATTACTTGCAACTTTATTTTCTACTCTACCAAATAATCTTACAGAACTTCTAAATTGTCTTTGTTCTGGGCCTACTTCATTTAAATCTCGTGGAACTTTATTTATATTATCATTTATTAATACAATATTAGATGTACTCCCACTTGGATCATCTGGAAAAGATGGCGGGATAGCTATAGCCGGCGGGCCAGCCACAGCGGAAGTTATTTGAGCAGGATACCCTTTTAATATACCAGGTAAATAAACATTATAATAATCTTGTTCTTGTTGTTTTACAACTATTTTATATGAATACCAACCTATTGGATTTATTAAATAAGAATATTTAACATCAGGATTTGTTGATGATTGTTGTAAATATGTAGAACTTACTTGACCATCTGTTGTTACTCTATATCTATTAGCAGTAGGTGTATTTGGTTGAACTTGAGTTACTTTGACGTAATCTGTATGTTCTCCTTCTAAATACGTGTTTAAAACAGGAATATCTGTGTAAGTTGCACCTAATTCAAATTCATAATAAAAAGGAGCACTTGTAGTTATTGTTGGTTGGTCTACTAGTAATGCTTGATAACTATTATAGCCATTACCTTGTTGTCTAGCATATAAACCGGGTTGACCGGTAGATGTTTGAGGTTGACTATTATTTACACCTGAAACAATAGGGCTTGTAATATTTATTTTTAAAGAATCACCAAACCAATCTCTTATTACACCTTGATTAGCTTGTGTGTTATATTTATGATAAACAGTGTCACCTCCATATGGAATACTACCAACAGTAGTATTAGTTAATTTAACAGATGATAAAACCACATCTGATTGTCTCCCAAATTTATCAATTAAAACAAAACCAACTTGATAGTTTCTATTTTGCTTAAGTGAATGTGTTGGATATTCTGACCAATTGTCAAAATTTTCTTGTATAGATTTATCACCTACACCTACTAAATACTCTAAAGTTGTAGGTGGACTATACTTATCTTTAAAATTACCATATATAATTCTATTACCTGCAGTTTCTTGTGATAGAGCTTTTACAGGTACTTTATCATATACTCTTATTGTTTGGTTTTCTGGTAAAGTTCTAAATGGTTTTCTAGATTGATATTGATAAGTAAATATATTGTCTGATGTATTACCTGTCCATTCTGTTGGTTCTATTATATCTAATATTTTTACAGCTCTAGCGTCTGATTCTTTATATAATATTTGTAAACTTTTTATTTTATAAGAAGCACTTTGGGTTGGTTGAACTTTACTACAAATATCAGGGAATGGTATATGTAGTTCTACATTTTGCACGCCATTTTCCATAAATTGAACAACGGTGCTTCTATAAGAATCGTTTTCATCTGCAGGTTTGGCTGTCGCTTCTCCATCACCTAAAAAATATCCTTTTTGTTTTGGTATAAATGCTATTTGAGTAAAAGGTGCCATTAAAGAATATTCTCCATCATCGAACTCAAATCTATAGCTAAATCTTACAAACTTATCCTCTAAATAATCTGGGTCACCAGGCCACGTACTAGCACTACCACTATTAAAATCATAAGTAATATTTTCTCCAGTCATAGTTGTGGATAAAAAATAAATATCACCAGCAACTATGGTTGTAGAAGCATTGATAGTTATTGTTGTTCCACTAACATTAGTTACATAAACATAATCTTTGGCCTCTAATGCTGTATTTCCATATTGTACAACTGACATGCCTTTATATATACCTGTTGCGCTAGCTACCGTTATAGTTGTTGAAGCACCTGATGTTGTAGTTGTTGTTTTTACTTTATTTAAAACATTTATAGGTTCATAAGGATTATATTTAGCAACACTTATTTGATTTTCCGTGGTATAATAATTTAAATTATTAGCAGCTAAATCTATATTAATTTTTCTAGGTTGATTTCTATTATCTGTCCAAAATAATAAGTCTTCTATAACGCTTATACCTGTTATAGGAGATGATTCTGAAAAATTTAAAAAACTACCTGATACTAATTTTGTTGGAGCGTTAGTTTGGGAATTGTATTGATATATATAACAATTAGCTGTTAATGGCGCTAAAACTGGATCTATGGCTGTATCATTATAATCCGTTAAAAAAACTATTATAGAGTTTTTTATATCAATACTGTAATAACCGATTACTTTTAATGTGCCACTGGCTAAACCTGCGTCTGTACTAAAATCAACTTTAACAGTATTACCTAAAACAGTTTCTAAAGCTCCGATGTCATCAGATTCAGATTTACCTACAGATATATTCTGCGCATCACGATATTCACCATTAGGTATTAGTCTATCATCCAAGTCTTTATTCATCTTGGACTTCAAGAAACTATTTTTAATTTCAGCCATATTTAATATTTAATCCATTTAGATTTATTCCTCATAACCTGAACTATTTGATCAAGTTTAAGATTAGATAATCTAATTTTAGCATTTCTTAATTTAGCGCTTCGTTCTCTTTTGAATCTCTGAACAATATATTCTTGTACACCTACACTTGTAGATAATATTGAGTATAATATATGAGCATATAAAGCTTCTTCAGCCATTTTAGGTATTCTTGCATCTAAATCATAAGCATTGCCGTCTGATATATATTCTAATATTATTAATTTTTCTTTTAAATTACTCGAAAAAGCAAATAAACCTTTTCTATCATCAATTATAAACCAACCATTTCTTTGACTTGTTTCAGGATTTAAACCATATCTTTGGCCTAAAGCACCATCATAATAACTAGTCCAATAAACATCTGCAATAGAATAATCATTTAAATAGGCCCCACTAATTTTTCTTGGATTATTATTATCCCATTTTTTTGTTATTTGAGAAGTTGTTTCTAAATTAGAATTAGCACTATCTTGAGTTGGCACCCCATCATTATCTTGTGCTGGAGTAGCATAGGGTCTTAAGGTTAATTCATTTGCGGGAAAGATAGTGTGTTGAACACCCATATTATCCACAAAAGATAATCTCACATAGTTAACATAATCCTGAGGTATTATAAGTGATAAGTTTTCAGGAATAGTCAATTCTTGTGATTTTACACTTTTTAGTGTGTCATAACTGAACTCTTGTAATCCACGTTTAGCGTGAAATATTACATCAGTTCTTTTTACACTAGGTATTAGTTTACCTGGTCCTACATAAGCTATTAAAAAATTATTTATAATATCATCTAGTCTTGTATATTCATAACTCCCGTGCATATCTCCTAACGCGTCATCATTCATTTGAATTTTAAGATACGTAGACGCTGGTAATTTTGCATTTACAGTAACTATATTATTTGCTTCAGTCCAAGGGCTAGCAAATTGAAATCTTAAATCTGTAGATGCTGGAATTTGAGTTGTTATATTACAAGACACATTGGTGTTCCCAATAGGAAGGTCTACTAAAACAGTCCCATACACAGCTCCTGTAGAAGCATTTACAACAGTCATGTCTTTTAAAACATTTGGATTAGTTACTGTTAAAGGTAAAGCCACTGGATTACCCACATTTACTATAGCTGCTGTATTTTTGCCTGTAGTTGAAGATATCACCGATGTTGGTACTAGCTCTGTCCAGGTATTCGCATCTGGACTTGTAAATATTTTAAAGTTATTTTGATTATAACCCACAGAAGCAGGGTCTGATCCACTAAAAGCTAAATTAGTATCAAAAGTGCTTGTAAATGTTTGACCTACACTTGCTGTTGCTGCTGTGTTAAACTGCTGTGCGCCAGCGTAATATTGTCTGTTAGTTTCGGTGATTAAACCACCATTAGGTATAGGCATAATTTATTAACTTTTTTGATTTATATTTTCTTGTTGTATTTGTGAAGCTGCAACTTGTATTACTTCTGGGTTTTTAACTACAACTCCAGCATATAATAATATTCTTGTTATTAATTCTACTTGCTCACTAGGGTGTAACTCAAAATCAAAAGATTTAGAAGCTTCATATAAATATTGGTTTGAACCACCTGTATTAAAATTCCAAACTGGTGGTATTGGTTTTCTTATATAACTTACAGATACTCCACTATTTATACTAGTAGGATAAACAGTAATTTGATTATTTTCGTATGTATAAATAGGATTGGTAGTAGTAGGTTTGGTTAAATTAGAACTTAATAAATGATATAATTCTCCTCTGTCAACTCTTTGTAGTTCTTCAGTAGATAAAGCACCTACTTGATATAATACTTGTCCTAATCTATAAAATTCCTTAGGATAGTAATTTACTAATATTGTTTGCCCAACAGTAGTTGGATTAGAGTAATAATTTATATTTTTACCTGATACACTATATAAGCTATCTGCTACTAATATACCATTTTGGAATACTTGAATTACCCCATTATTAGCTTGATCGGCGCTAATAGTAACACCTGATCCATTATTGCCCATAACATATTGTGTTTGAGCTGCTGTTTGAGTAGGAGCTGTTACCATATTTAAAACTGATGATGTACCGGAAAATTGTTGAGGTAATGTGAAAACGTTGCTTGAAGATATTGATGTTGCGTTTCCAATTTCTTTGAAGATAGAGATTTTTTCATCAAGATTTACTACTCTATCAGCATAATCTGCATTTGGCTGTGGAACACGTAATTGTTGATTTAAACTCTCAAAATACGTTCCAAATATTTCTGATTGAGCTTGAGCACCTATTTTATTAAACTCAACTGGAGTCATATAACCCCTTTGTTCTTTATTTAGTATTAATAAAACGGTTTGATATACAGTGTTTACGTTTATTGCCATTTTAATATTTTATGTGAATAACAGCTGGGCCACCGAAGTGACCCGCTATTATAATTATAGTTACGTATTATTGTAACTTTTTATTTATAGTCTTATAAACTTCTACTCCTTCGTCGGTTTTAAACCAAGCCGCCATAGCCGAATAAGGATTTTCATCAAAAGGAACTGTCATTAGTTTTCTATCATTAGAAGCCCAATGGAAAGTTCTTTGATCTTGTGATAATTTTAAAATTCCTTGTTCAACAGCTACAATTGCTGCGTTTCTTAAACCTACGTTTTCATCATTAGCTATTGCCATAAACGCATAAGGATTTCTTTTAGCCATTAAAAGTAAATCTCTTTTAATTTCTTTTGAACTCATACTAGAAACAAAAGATCCTTTTTCTACTCTTAATATTGCTTCAGCATGATCAATATCTAACTGCTTAGCAAACATTAAGGCTTCTATTTCTGCATGTATTTCCTCAACTTCATTTTCAGCAACAACAGTAGGTTCGAACTCTTTGTATGTTGATCCTAGTCTTGGATGATATAAAGATAAAAGTTTTTGTAAGTTTTGTTGTTCTTTTGGTACGGTTAATACACCGTCATCAAATATAATATGCCCCATTGTTGCTTCACCTTTTTGTTCATCTACAAATGGTGAATTTTGATTAGTTGCATATCTTAATTCTCTTTGTTCGTTTTTTTCTGCATCAAACCATAATAAAGGATATCTTGTAGAATGCCTAGATGCTAACCTATATGTTAATGGAGACTGATTCTGCAGTAAAAGATAGGTTCTATCTTTAATTTCCCATTTAGGTTTTTGAGGTTGTTTAACCTCTACTTTTTTTACTTGTACTGGTTCTTTAACCAATACTTCTTCTTGTTTTTGTTTTGCCATGATATAATATAATATAATAATTTAATAAAATAAAAGGCTAGGTGCCGAAGCACCTAACACTTTTAATAAGAATAATCTTAATTTTGGAATAACACGAAGTTGTTCGCAGCTTGAGTTACTAGACATCTTTCAGATAACCAGTTAACTACCATCTCATCAGTTTCAGAAGTGTAAGCACCACCAGCAGTACCAGTGATCCAGTTTTTGTATCTTCTGTCGTCAGCTTGAGAAGCTCTATATCTTACATGCAAGAAAGGTCTTCTAATGTTCGTACCAAGAATTTGGTCATAAACAGTTGAAGTTCCAGCAGGGATAAGAACACCGTCGATATTATTTACTGCAACAGCACCTCTTGTAGAAGCGTCGTTTAAGTATTTCCATGATGTTTTATAGAAGTCATAAGAACCTCTTCTAAAACCAGAGAAACCAAGATTTAATGCCATGTCCTCAGAGTTTTCAAATAAACCATAAGCAACACCGCCTAGACCACCTGCAGAAATTTGTCCTAGCATGTCGTCAAATTCTAAATCCATATCTCTATTTAAGAAAAGCATATTTTCTTCTATAGCACCTTGAGTATCAAGGTTTTTAAGTACTTGATCAAAGTCAGAAATACCAGTTGCACCAGCGAATCCGCTAAATACGTTACCTCTGTCAGTAATCGCAGCGAATAAACCTTGAGTACCGTGAGCATTAATAGTAGCTGAGAAACCAGGTACGTTAGCAGCTTGAGCAGCAAAGTTCTGACCAGCAGCCGCAGCAGCTAATTCACCTTCTACCATTGCCATTTCTAAGTAATCATCAAATCTTAGTCTTGTTTCAGACTCAGACTTTAAATACCATAAGTATCCAGAAGTTCCATCTTCAGTAGCTACTTCAACCCAACCAATCTGAGCCATATCAGAACCATTGATAGCATATCTATCTTTGATGATAATCGGCTGATTAGAAAATTGTGTGAATTGAGGCTCTACAGAGAAAGATCCACTTGCAGTTCCTTTTGCAAATAATGAACCATAAACAAATATTTTAAGGTTCGTAGCAGCACCACCACCTGTGAACAATCCGTCCCAGTTAGCAGCAGTAAAAGGATACGCAGTTACGTTAGTTGTTGTACCTGCACCAGCGGCAGTTGCACCAACAATACCTTTTAATACTACACCAGAGTCAGGATTCATAACAACGATAGTGTCATTAGGAGCGATAGCATTTTGAATAGTACCGTTGTTTGTTGGTACATTAAATACAGCTAAACCAGCTCCAGGTCCAGTTACACCTGTGTAAGAGATGTGTAATCTGTTTTGTTCAGACCAGATAACCTGATCAGATGTCATTGGCATTTCAGCGCCAACCATTCTAAGGAAACCACCTAAGGTTCTGTTTCCATATCTTTCAACTTCTTGTTCATAAATCTCTGGAAGATACTGCTGAGCAAAGTCATTAGCATTAACTCCTCCGTCGTTGAAAGACAAGTAGTTGCTTTGTAAAGTTTGTTGTACTTGAGACGGTACTATTGTCCCAAATACAGGATTAATTGATCCCATAATAATTTAAAAGTTTTAGTTAAATTTACGTGTTTTGATTTTTAATTTTGAAGAATCCATACCACTAATTGCCTTAACTTTTAATCCTCCAACAAATACATCGCCTGGATTACTAGATCTAGGTTGTGTAGTTATGTTTTTAGATTGCGCACTTAAATCTTTAATTGCGTCGGCTTTGCCTTGCTCATAAAAATGTTGTGCTATAGTATCAGCATTATTAGCAGCATACATAGCTTTATGATAACCTTTAACATCGTTTACATTTCCTTCTTTATCTAAGAACTTCTTAATTGTGTTAGAAATATCTGATTGATTGTCAGCTACATCATTTACGTTTTTAATTCCATATCTAAACTTTTTTTCTCCTATTGAAAAATCAAAACCTTTGAATTCGGGACCGAAATAATCTTTAGTATTAGATTTGAACGTTTCATGTTGTTTTTGTGCTACTTGTTGATCTTCATTGTAGCGATTGAAAAAGTCCATAGCTTTTTGTTGGTCTTGAGTAACCCCAGGTCTTAACTTAATTTCCTGGTAATATTGGTTTTTCAAACCTTCTAAATGCTGTTTAGCTTTTGCAACCTCTTCTTTGTATGCGAGTTGTGCTTTACGCACTTCTCGCGGTTCATCTACATCTTCATCCCAAGAAAAATTATCTTCAATTAAAAAGTTAATTTCTTCAGAATTTAAATGTGATTTCGTTTGCTTATAATACTCTCTTAATAAAGTATCATTATCTACGTTCGAATAATCATGATTTAATCTTACATAATCTTCTAATGTACCACCAGTTTCATTCATAAAGTCAACGACTTTAACAATATTTTCTGGTAACGTAGTTGTATTTTCTTTTGGTACTTCATCAGATATAACAGCTGTTGGTCTGTTAGATTCTTGTACCATTTTCTCACCGATTTCAATAACTTCTTCTTCTTCCTTTTCAGGTTCTTCTATTACTTCTTCTATTATCGGTGTTTCTTCTTCTTCTTTAGATTCAACAACGGGAGTGGACTCTTTATCGGATTCTCCTCCTTTAACTTCCACCTTCGGTATATCTCCGGATGGTTTATCATCAGGTAATTCTTTTGTTTCTCCGACTTGAATGGCATCTTGTTGTTGTTCTACTTTTTCTTCAGTTTTTTCAACTGGTTTCGATAAATCTACTTTTATAGGTTCATCACTTTTTACTAGTTTTTTAGGTTTAAGCGCTTTAGCTTTTACTTTAAGCTTTCCAGCTTTCTCTTTTGTTTCTGACATAATATAATATAATAATAATTAATAATAATTGTTAAATCTGATCAATAGGTATTCCACCAAATTGATTTGTTTCAAAATCTGTTGGTAAACTATCGTTTTGACGTTGACTTATCATTTTAGACTGTTGTGTAGCCTGTATTCTTGTTCTTTCGTCTTTTCTATCTTCTATTTGTTTTTCTTTATCTTTTTGATTTGTAAGTTCAGCTTGTTTAAGTTTAAGATTATATTCAAATTGCTGAGCCATTTGTTCTCTTTCAATTTCAGCAGCTGTTTGCATTCTTTGAATTTCAAAATCAGATTTAGCTTTTTCAAATTGAACATTCGTTTCATTTATTGCTTGAGCTTTTTGAACATCAGCCATATCTGCTCTTTCTGCAGCTTCAGCATTAGAATCCGCTTGAGCTTGAATATTGGCCATTTGAGCTTGTTGATCTGCTTGTTGCTTTTTAACTCTTTTATATTTTAAAACTTGATTAGCTAATGTTAAGTTTTTAATTTCTCTAATATCAATAGCATCTTCAAGGAATATTTGGTTTTGTTGCAAAGCCATTTGAATATTTTGTTCAAGCATAGCTTTTTCTTCTTCCTCTGGTTCTAAATCTAAAAATACACCAAAATCATAGAGGTGTAAATTATCTATTTCTTTTAATGTGGCTACATTAAATTTACCAATACTAGCTTTTAATGAATCATTAGTTAATTCAAAATCTAACATATCTGAAACTCTAAGTGAAATGTTTTCG